CTCTGGCAAACGGGGTATCCTTTTATTCAACCGCAGGTGAAGCAAGAGTTATGGATGCAGCCGGTAACGCCACGCTGCTATCTCCGCACGATACTGAAACGAACGAATGGATTTTCCATTCCAAGCACACCCCGACAGGAAAAGTCCTGCGGATTGATGTCGAGCGTCTGCTGAAATTCGTTAACGACCATTTCGGTCTTGACGCGGTTCACGAATTCATTGAGGAGTAAATAATGACCCCCGTCTGGAAAATCGAATGGATGAACACCACACCGACCTCTGCTGATCCCGCCGAAGCGGTGATCACCGTGGGCTGGCGCTGCAACGGCACACAGGACAGCTACAGCGCAAGCGTGTACTCCACCTGCTCACTGCCCCCTGCTGACCCGGCAAACTTCACCCCCTACGCTGATCTGACGCAGGATCAAGTGCTGGGCTGGATTTGGGCGAATGGCGTGGACAAAGACGCGACTGAGGCTGCGGTACAAGCTCAGATCGACAACCAAATCAACCCACCTGTGATTCAACCTCCTCTTCCCTGGGCAGCATGATGCAAGAGTTCACCATCACCGTGACGGTTGAAGAAGCCAACATCATCGCTATGGGCCTGGGCAAACTGCCGCTGGAAGTGTCTGTTGCGATCTGGCAAAAACTGCGTGAGCAGATTCAGCAGCAAAGCAGCTTGACACCCGCCACGCAAAACGATTAACCTCAGTGCGTACTGGTGCGCTACACCAGGGATTCTTCGGAATCAACCATGTCAGACCAAGAAGTAGCGGTACAGGTCGAACAGACCCCCGCGCCAGCAGAGCTCCAGGTTACGGCACCTGAACCCGCTGAAGCAGCACCACAAACGCCGGAAGCGACCAAGACCTTCACTCAAGAAGAGCTTGACGCCATCGTTGCCAAACGGCTTGCGCGAGAGCAGCGCAAGTGGGAGCGCCAACAGCGCCCCCAGCAGCAAACGTCCGAGACGCCCAAGGAACTGCCGCCGGCAGAACAGTTTGAGTCGGTTGAAGCCTACGCGCAAGCGCTGGCCGAACAGAAGGCTCAACAGCTTCTCCAGCAAAGGGACATGGCGCGCCAACAGGCCGAGCTGCTGGAGACGTATGCGGAACGGGAAGAGCAAGCGCGGGACAAGTACGACGACTTTGAAACGGTCGCCTACAACCCGAACCTGCGAATCACCACCGTGATGGCGCAAACGATTCAGGCTTCTGACGCTGGACCTGACCTTGCCTATTATTTAGGCAGTCATCCAAAGGAAGCTGATCGCATCTCCCGCTTGAGCCCGATTTTGCAGGCCAAGGAGATCGGCAAGATTGAGGCGAAACTCGCCAGCAGTCCAATGCCGGTCAGGAAGCAATCGAGCGCCCCGGCGCCCATCACGCCTGTCACAGCGCGAACGGCTGGAACGCCCGCTTACGACACCACGGATCCTCGCTCGGTCAAAGCGATGGATGCTACTGCGTGGATCGAAGCGGAGCGCCAACGGCAGATCCGCAAGTGGCAAGCCCAACAGCAAGTTTAAGGAGCCATCATGGCAAATAACATTCTTACGATTGACATGATCACGAGGAAGGCTCTCGAAATCCTCGAAAACAACCTAGTGATCACTCGAAACGTGAATCGTCAATATGACGACTCGTTCGCGCAGGAAGGCGCCAAGATTGGTACGACCCTTCGTATCCGTCTGCCGGACCGCGCGCTGGTGACCGATGGTGCTGCGCTGCAAGTGCAGGACGACAATGAGCAGTTCACCACGCTCACCGTCTCTAGCCAGAAGCACATCGGCATCAACTTCACGACTGCTGAACTCACCATGCAGCTCGACGACTTCGCCGAGCGTGTGTTGAAGCCTCGGGTCAGTCAGTTGGCCTCCAGCATCGACGCCGATGTGGCGAACTCCTACCAAGGCATTTTTGCCTCGGTTGGCACGCCTGGCACCGTTCCGTCGACCAGCCTGGTGCTGCTCCAAGGTCAGCAGAAGCTGAACGAGGCCGCCGCGCCAATGAGCCCGCGCTACGCCACCGTTAACCCGGCTGCCAACGCCGGTCTGGTTGAGGGCATGAAGGGCTTGTTCAACCCGGTGTCGACCATCAGCCGTCAGTTTAAGTCGGGCCTGATGGGCGAAGGCATTCTGGGTTACGACGAGATGGCAATGTCGCAGTCGATCAAGCAGCACACGACCGGCACCCGTACTGGCGCGCACACGGTGACCTCCACCGTCAGCACGCAGGGCGCGACGACCATCGCAATCACCGGCACCGGCACGCAGACCATCAAAAAAGGTGACGTGTTCACCGTTGCGAACGTCTATGCGGTCAATCCGCAAACCCGTGAGTCGACTGGTGCTCTTCAGCAGTTCGTAGCGACCGCCGATGCTGTTGCGGTGGCGGGTGCGTACACGGTCAGCGTCAGCCCGGCGATCTACACCTCCGGTCAGGCTCTGGCAACCGTGGACTCGTTCCCGCAGGCAACTGCAACTGTCACCTTCTTGGGCAGCGCCAGCACCCAGTACCCGCAGAACCTGCTCTATCACAAAGACGCAATCGCGTTTGCAACCGCTGACCTTGTGATGCCGCAGGGCGTGGACATGGCGAGCCGCCAAGTTCACAACGGGATCTCCATGCGGATCGTGCGCCAGTACGACATCAACAACGACAGGATGCCCTGCCGTATTGACGTCCTCTACGGCTACTCGGTCATTCGTCCGCAACTCGCTTGCCGTATGTGGGGTTAAACCCTTTCTGTAAAGGAACAAATCATGGCTCTTTCTAATGGTGCAGGCGGCTATCAGGTCGGCGCTGGCAATCGTGCAGAAACCACGATGGGCTATGCGGACACACCGCAAACCGCAACTTCCACGGCGACCCTGACCGCCGCCCAGATTTTGGGCGGTATGCTGGTAGCCAACCCTTCCACTTCTGCTGCAACCTACACGCTGCCGACCGCTGCTCTGATTGATACGGCACTGCCCAACGCTACTGTTGGCAGTACGTTTGATCTGAACTTGGTCAACATCGGTACGTCAAGCGGCACCGTCACGTTAGCTACGGCGACTGGCATCACAGATGGCGGCAACGCCTTTGTTGTGGTAGCCATCACCTCAAGCGCAGCGTTTCGGTTCCGCAAGACCGCAGAGGGTGCGTACACGGTCTACAAGATTGCCTAAAGGAGCTACGTCATGCCGAATACTAAATCTGTTGGCGTGGCGTACTCCGATCCGGCGCTGACGTCGTTTTACCTCAACGCTCCGGTCACCAAGACCGCCAGCTTTACGCTGGGCGAAGATGAAAACTACGTCATCTGTAACGGCTCCGCTGCCAACGTCACTGTGACGTTGCCCAGCGGGGCTGCTTACATCGGACGGACCGTCTACCTCAAAAACTTGTCGGGCACTTACACGGTCATTTCCGCGTCGTCTAACGTCAAGCCGCGTACCTCAAACACTGCTGCCACGGCCATTTTGGCCGCGTCAGCGGGTGCTTGGGCAACGCTGGTTTGCGAAGATGGCACGAATTGGGTCGTTATGGCCGGCAACTGATGGACAGCGGGGGCTTCGGCCCCCGCTGCATACACATGGCAATAATTTACCTGCGGCACCCCAACCACGGCGAAAAAGTCGCTACGATGGAGCTGGAGGCCGAACAGGATGAAAAGAATGGCTGGGTGCGGTATGATCCGGACGAGGCCGAGGCGCCTTCGACCAACGAGCTAGCCGCGCCTGCGCGGCGGCGTCGGAAGGACACCGCTCATGCAGAGCTACTATGACATTGTCACAGACAGCGGCAACAACCCGATCAGCGGCGCGCTGGTCTACGTCTATGACTCGCTAGGCGCGCTCGCAACAATCTATTCCGATGATGGGCTGACGCTTCAGTCAAACCCCATCACGACGAACGCTTCCGGCGGCTGGATCTTCTACGCAGCCAACGGCATCTACAGCGCCGTCATCACCGCTGCTGGCTACACCAGCAAGACTATCACCGGCATCACGTTGAACGACCCGACACCCTCGCAGGGCGCCGTCGACATCCAAGAGTTCACAACGGCCGGCACATCGACTTGGACGAAGCCGCTCGGCGCTCGGTACGTTGAGGTGCTGATGTACA